GAAGTATTACCTTCTCCTAATCCCGAGCCGGGCTACGCATTTCGCTGGATTCGTGTAAGCACGCAAGGTAACGTCGATGCCACTAATGTATCCTCAAAACTACGCGAAGGTTGGGAGCCAGTAAAAGCGACAGATCACCCAGAGATTACTCTTGTATCTATTGAGAACGAAAAGTTCAAAGACAACTTGATAATCGGTGGTTTAATGCTATGTAAGGCTCCTGTCGAAATGGTTGAAGAGCGTAACACTTACTATAATGATCAGAGTAAGGCGCAAATGCAATCAGTTGACAACGGCCTGATGCGAGAAAACGACCCCCGAATGCCGTTGTTTAACGACCGCAGATCGACTGTTACCTTTGGTAATGGGTCATAACTTAACTCTATTTATAGGTGAAATAAATGGCAACTACAGCCTCTCCATACGGGTTTGTTCCCGTACGTAAAGCTGACGGTACACCTTATTCTGGTGCCCGTGACGCTTTTCTTATTACCCCCGCTGGCGTAGCCCAGAACATCGGCTACGGTTCTCTTGTTGAACTAAGCGCGGGATACGTCCAACTTGCTTCTGGCACTGGTGCAGATGCAACTACTAACAACCTTGGCGGCAACGGTATCGGTGCTCTGGGTGTGTTCGTTGGTTGTGAATACATCAACGCTGAAGGTCAGTTGATCTTCGCTCAGTACTACCCAACAGGCACTGCTAACGCTACTGCTTATGTAGTAACTGATCCGGGCGTAACTTTCCAAGTACAAGCTGATGGCGCTATTGCTCAGACTGCTCTTGGCCACAATGCTCCCCTAACTGGTGCGCAGAATGCTACTACTTCTGTAAACACTACCACTAGTAAGTCTAACATTGCTCTGGATGCTACTACTGCCACCGCAACTAAGGCATTCAAAGTAATTGGTTTTGTAACTAAAGCTGGTTCTGCCATTGGCGACGCTAAGACTGATGTCTTGGTTAAATTTAACCTTCCGTACCATCAAATGGGTACAGGCATCGTAGGAGAATAACTAGATGGCTATTTCAAGAAGTCAATTACTTAAAGAGCTACTCCCCGGTCTAAACGCACTATTTGGTTTGGAATACGCGAAGTATGGTGAAGAGCATAAAGAGATTTTCGAGACTGAAACCTCTGATCGTTCTTTTGAAGAAGAAACTAAACTGTCTGGTTTTGGCTCTGCCCCAACTAAGGCGGAAGGTTCTGCAATTGAGTATGATAACGCGCAGGAAGCATTTACTGCTCGCTACACTCATGAGACCGTTGCAATGGGTTTCTCAATCACTGAAGAAGCGATTGAAGATAACTTGTATGACTCTCTGTCATCTCGTTATACCAAAGCACTGGCTCGCGCTATGGCGTACACCAAGCAAGTTAAAGGCGCAGACATCCTGAACAACGCTTTTGCTGGCACTACCTACGGTGATGGGCAGGTTCTATGCTCTACTTCTCACCCTCTGGTTAGCGGTGGTGTTAACTCTAACCGTCCTACGGTTGCGGCTGACCTTAACGAAACTTCTTTGGAAGCAGCTATCATTCAGATCGCTGGCTATACCGATGAGCGTGGTCTTTTGATCGCGGCCAAGCCTAAGAAGCTGATTATCCCACCTTCCTTGCAGTTTGTTGCAACTCGTTTGCTTGAGACTGAAGGTCGTGTAGGAACTGCCGACAACGACATCAACGCCATTATGACCAACGGCGCTGTACCACAAGGCTACTCAGTAAATCATTACCTGACCGACACTGATGGTTGGTTCCTGATGACTGACGTACCTAACGGCCTGAAGCACTTCGTTCGTAGCCCAATGGCTACTTCTATGGACGCGGACTTCGATACTGGCAACAGCCGTTACAAGGCTCGTGAGCGTTATTCGTTTGGCGTTTCTGATCCATTGGGTGTCTACGGATCACCCGGCGCTTAATAGCGTAGTAACATGCTGTACTAAGGGGGCTTCGGCCCCCTTTTTTATGTTTGACTTAAACATACACACTGTGATATGTTCTCATATATCGGGAAACAATCCGGTGAATCTGACAGACCCGACTGACGACATGTAGACAGATTTGCCTTAACTCACATGTGAGAACTTTATAATGGCTAAAACCACTTTTTCAGGCCCAGTCCGTTCGGATAATGGCTTTCAAATCCCCGTTGTAGCTACTGCTGACCTCCCAGCTTTTGGTGATGTTGCTGTAGGTACTACTTATATGGTCAGCGATAACGGCGCAGGTGACGACGAATACTGCATTGTTATTAACACTGGCGCTGCTTGGGTCACTGCTATTGGCGCAGCTCTTAGTTAATAGGAGACTTATATGTCTAGTTCTGATGTTTCCGCAAAACGCGTAACCGCTGATGGCTCCCTAGCCGTTGGCCCTGCGCGTATACGACAAGTTCAAGTTTTAACTAGTAACGTTGGGGCGGGTAGATTAACCCTAACTAATGGCGACGGTGGCCCTACGCTACTCGATCTTGATTTTATAGCTGATGACTCTCATTCCGTTAACATCCCTGATTTTGGGGTACGTTTTCAGGATGATGTATGGATTGAGACTAAAACCAATATCACCGCCATGACCATGTTCTACAGCTAGCGTGCGTAAGTACTATAAGAAAGGCGGCGGAGGGGGCATGAAAGGTATGTCCATCAGTAGTGGTGATAAACGCCCTACTAAATCCGGCGCGGGTATGACCGCCAAAGGTGTAGAGAAGTATAAGCGTAATAATCCCGGCTCTAAGTTAAAGACTGCGGTTACCGAGGATAAACCAACTGGCAAACGAGCTAGTAGACGTAAGTCATACTGCGCCCGATCTGCTGGACAAATGAAGAAGTTTCCAAAGGCTGCTAAAGACCCTAATTCAAGGTTGCGGCAAGCTAGGAAACGATGGAAGTGCTAGGAGAATAGCGTGAATAAAAGTTCTAAGTCAAAGCAAATGGGTAACCTGCCCACTGCGAAAGATAAGGCACGTCAGGCCAAGTTAGACGAAGCCTCTTCTCCTGAAGGAGCACGAAAAGCAGGGAAAAAGAAATTTTTTGAGATGTACGAAGATGATGGACGTACCCCTAAGAAGCCTAAAAATAAGGAAGATAAAATGGATAGAAGTTCTATGTCAAAACAAATGATGAGTGCAGGCGGAAAGCTAAACATGGTCAAGGGAAAAGACGGTAAGATGGTTCCCGACTATGCGGCTGACGGCAAGGGCAAGATGAAAGCTGGTGGAATGGCCAAGGCGTACAAGGACGGCGGAGAAGTTGAAAAGAAGGATAAAAAAGCAGAAAAGCTAAAGAAAAATAAAGCGCAGGCGTATAAGCAGTCTAAAAAAATATACGAAGCGGAAGAATCCCTTCCCGAAGGTAGCATTAGGAAAAAAATTGTTGGGGCTACCGACAAGATCGGAGATAAAATTCGCGGTTCATCGGTAGGAAAACTTGCAAAGAAGATGGGAACAGGGACATTTTCTAGGGATGATGAAGCCCAGATGAAAGCCCGTAAAGAAGTTAAAGGGTATAATAAAGGCGGTAAGGTTCGTGGCTACGGTATGGCTCGTGGCGGCAAAGTTTGTAAGATGCGCTAATGCGTAATTATTACCGCAAAGAGACTAGCGCGTGTGGGTACAAGGAAGGCGGTACTGTAAAAGACGCGTGCTATAAGAAGGTAAAGAAGCAATATAAAGTGTTCCCGTCCGCATACGCCTCGGGAGCCATTGCTAAATGCCGGAAGAAAAAGGCTGGTAAGTAATGCGTAAGAAGATACGCAAGACAGAGAAAGGTGCTTCGTTAAAGCGTTGGTTCAAAGAGGACTGGAAAGACGTTAGCACTGGTAAGGCTTGTGGTCGAAAGAAGGGAGACGGGCGGGGCACTCCATATTGCCGTCCCAGCAAACGGGTATCTGAGAAGACTCCTAAGACCTCTGGCGAGATGTCTAGCGCCGAGAAGAAAAAGAAGGTAGCTGAAAAGAAAAGGTTAGGACAACCAGCAGGAAAGCCTAAACGAGTATCAGCTACTAAGCGGAGTAAAAAATAATGGGTATGGGCGTTAAGCACTACTTAAAAGACGGTAAAGAGCATAAGGGTGGGCTACACAAACACCCCGATGGGACTCTTATGACTGGAAAAAGTATGTCTAAAACCTCTAAAAAATTGTTCCACTACGGCAAGCTCTCTAGCAAAGCCAAAGTCAAAGCTAAATCAGGATGGGGTAAATAATGGCTACATCAGGAACTACCGCATTCGACATGGACTTCACGGAGATCGCTGAAGAAGCGTTTGAACGTGCTGGTCGTGAAATGCGTTCTGGTTATGATCTTCGCACTGCGAGACGCTCCATGAACCTGCTTACTATTGAGTGGCAGAACCGTGGCATTAACATGTGGACTATAGATAGCGGCACTATAAATCTAGTCAAAGGGCAGACCCAGTATGACTTGCCCGCAGACACTATAGACTTGCTAGAACAACAGATACGCACGGGCAGCGGTAACGCAGCAACACAGTCTGATCTCACCCTAAGTCGTATTAGTGTGAGTACTTACGCGTCTATCCCTAACAAGTTAACACAAAGTAGACCTATACAGATGTATATTGAGCGTTTACGCGACGCTCCTAAAGTTAATTTATGGCCTATACCTGACAACGACGATTATGTTTTGTACTACTGGCGTATGCGCCGTATACAAGACGCGGGTAGTGGTATACAGACTTCGGACATGAATTTTAGATTTTTTCCTTGTCTGGTAGCGGGATTAGCTTATTATATAGCTATGAAACTGCCTGAGATGGTTGACCGAGTGCCTTTATTAAAAGCTGTGTATGACGAGCAGTTTGAAATGGCCGCAGGAGAAGATAGGGAGAAGACCTCGGCTAGGTTTGTACCCCGCATAGGGTACGTATAACTATGGGCGCTCAATTTGCTTCTAGTAAAAAAGCCATTGCTTATTGCGATGTATGTGGATTTCAGTACAAACTAAGAGAGTTGAAGAACCTCGTAGTTAAGAATAGAGACACTAACATAAAAGCGTGTCCTGAGTGTTGGAACGAAGATCAGCCACAGAACAGATTAGGGGAATTTCCAGTACACGATCCCCAAGCATTACGTGATCCACGCCCTGATACTAGTTTAGGTGAGTCAGGAGATCACAGCAGTAGAGATACCCAGTGGGGTTGGAACCCAGTAGGCGGAGGATTTGATCCCTATAATTTAACTCCCAACGCGCTAACAATAGCTGGTAATATAGGGCAAGTTACAGTAATAACTTAATAGGAACGAGATAATGAAAGAGATAAAAGTAATTAAAGCCAGAGGCGTACAGCCATGCCCCGGTGCGCCCAAGACAGATATGAAAGGCGTTAAGACTTCCGGCATCAAAGTGCGCGGCACTGGCGCGGCGATTAAAGGTACTATGGCTCGCGGCCCAATGGCGTAAACTATGAATTACACAGAACTGAAAGCTAATATCCAAGACATTTGTGAGAACACATTCACAGATGACCAGCTTGCTATGTTTACGCAACAGGCAGAGCAAAAGATATATAACTCAGTTCAGATACCCGCGCTACGTAAGAATGTTACAGGTACGCTATCTAACGGTAATCAATATTTAGGTATGCCCTCCGACTTTTTATGGTCGTATTCTTTGGCGGTTATAGACGGTAGCGGTAACTATACGTTCCTTCTGAACAAAGACGTTAATTTCCTACGCGAAGCCTACCCTAATAACACAAGCACTGGGTTACCAAAACACTACGCGTACTTTGATGACGACTCGTTCATGCTTGGGCCTACTCCCGATGCGGCGTATAGTATGGAGCTTCACTACGGGTATTACCCTCAGACTATAGTTACCGCAGGTACTACGTGGCTGGGAGATGAATTTGACTCCGCACTGTTAAACGGTGCGTTAGTAGAAGCAATACGATTTATGAAAGGCGAACCAGATATTGTATCTAATTACGAGAAAATGTTTGGGTTGTCTATAGGGTTACTAAAGAATCTTGGTGACGGTAAGTTACGTGAAGATACATATCGTTCTGGACAATTCAGAACACCAGTTAGTTGAGGAACTAAAAAATGGCAATAACACAAGCAATGTGTACTTCTTTTAAAATCGCTCTGTTAGACGGAGAGATGGATTTTAGTAGTGACACATCACAGGCTTTTAAAATCGCGTTGTACACGTCTAGCGTAACTCTAAGTGCCGCTACTACTGCTTACGCTACTACTAACGAAGTGTCAGGTACAAACTATACTGCGGGGGGAAATACACTTACTATTTCCGCTAACCCTGCCTCGTCGGGTACCACGGCATTCTTAGACTTTGCAGATACTACGTGGGTTGACGCTACTATTACTGCTCGCGGTGCTCTTATTTATAAAGCAGGGGGTACAAACCCTGCGGTCGCAGTATTAGATTTCGGCGGGGATAAAACCTCTACAGCCGGTGACTTTACTGTGCAATTTCCCGCAGCAGACGCTACAAACGCTATCATACGTATTGCTACTCCATAAGGTAGTTATATGCCGTCTTCTGTTGAGTATGTAGGTTGGGGTAACGGTGCTTGGGGCCAAACGGCTTGGGGTACCGACCTAACTATAGTATCGGTTGACGGTATTGCCTCAGAAGGGGCGATAGGCTCTGTAACGGTAGATGCGGAAGCAAACCTAACAGTAACGGGCGTAGAAGCGGCTGGAGGTATTGGTACAGCTACGATTGACGCTGAATCAGATGTTATGGTTACCAGCGTTGCCGGAGCTGTTGCTTTAGGTACCGTTACAGTAGATGCAGAAGCCGATGTAGCAGTAACTGGCGTAGTAGCTGAAGGAGCTGTAGGTACACTAACTGCAACAGGCATAGCAAACCTAACAGTAACGGGTGTAGAAGCTGATGGAGTTGTAGGGACAGCTACAGTAGACGCTGAAGCAAACGCTACCGTAACAGGGCTATCAGCCGTAGGTTCAGTTGGTACAGTTACCACAGACGCTGAAGCAGATGTATCTGTAACAGGCGTAGCCGCAGAAGCAGTGTTAGGTACCGTTGCCATTGGGGTAGGTGTAACCATACCTGTTACTGGGTTAAAGGCAGAAGCCGAACTAGGTACGGTAGTAACCACCGCCGATGCAGATATTTCCGTAATTGGGTTATCTGCGGTAGTATACGTAGGACAAGTATTAGTATGGGGTGAGATTGATGACGACCAAGACCCCAACTGGCAGAACATAGATGATAGTCAGACTCCAACATGGAGTGGGGTATCGAACACACAAGACCCGAATTGGGAAAATATAGCCGCATGAGGTTGAACAGATGACAACGCAATATACTCCGATCCTAAAACTCGCACTCCCCGTGCAGGGCGAACTTAGTGGTACATGGGGAGATGTAGTAAACGATAACATAACCTCCATGATCGAGCAGGCTATTGCCGGACGCTCAGTTGTAAACACTTGGTCTGGTAACTCTCACACGCTGACTACTGCTAATGGCACTACCGCAGAAGCGCGGGCGGCTATGCTGTCTTTGACCGATACAGGTACCCAACTTAGTGCCGCAGGTACTGTAGTTTGTCCCGCTCTAAGTAAAACATATATTGTCAAGAACGGCGCAGGTCAAGTAATTACGGTTAAAACAGCTTCTGGTTCTGGTATTGCTATTCCTAACGGTAAGACAATGCTTGTGTACTGTGATGGTACCAACGTACTAGAAGGCGTAGACCACGTAGTTACGCTCTCTGCGGGTACTCTTACTATCACTGGCCTTACTACTTTCGCCTCCCTTAAAGGTGCTGACGCAACAACAGTTACAGGCATTCTTGACGAAGATAACATGGCGTCCAACAGTGCTACTAAACTTGCTACTCAGCAATCTATTAAAGCGTATGTTGACGCTCAAGTTGACACGACGGACACTCTAGCTGAAATACTTGCAATTGGTAACACCACCGGATCAAACGATATTGATGTAGACGCCGCTCAGAAGGTTCAATTCCGTGACGCTTCTATATACATTAACTCTAGCGCAGACGGACAGCTTGACATTGTTGCAGACACTGAGATTCAGATAGCCACTGCAACCGTAGACCTTAACGGTAACCTAGATGTTTCTGGCACAGCCCTTGTTACTGGAACCTTAGACGTTGATGGCGCTACTCAACTTGACTCCACTCTTACTGTAGGCGTTAACGACACAGGGCATGATGTTAAGTTTTTTGGAGCTACCTCTGGGTCTTACATGCTCTGGGACGAGTCAGCAGATGACTTGATCTTGGGAGGCGCAGCAGGTCTTACTATCGCAGGCGACATAGACGTAGACGGCACGACTAACCTTGATGTCGTGGACATTGATGGCGCTGTGGATATGGCAAGCACTCTAGCGGTCACAGGAGAAATCACAGCCAACGGTGGTATAGACGTTACTGGCACTGTTACAGCAGATGGTTTAACTGTAGATGGTAACAATGATATTCAAATAAATCGTGATGGAGTTAGCTCCGCAAAATTGTTTTGGAACAGAGGTACTACTCAAGACGCTGGAATAGAGTTAGATGCTGATGAAACCTTGAAAATCACTGTTGATGATGCTGGGTTGGGGGGCAAGGAGTTATTGCTGGTAAATAATGGCAAGCAAGGTTTTAAATTGTCTGACGGTGGAGACATATCCTTTTACGAAGACACCGGCTCAACGGCTAAGTTCTTTTGGGACGCTAGTGCAGAACGATTAGGCATAGGCACCACATCTCCAAGCCAAGAACTTGAGATTTATAAAAGCTCAGGAGATTGCAACGTGTTAATATCATCCAATAACGGAGCCTCTCAAATATTCTTTGGTGATACCGAAGATGTTAATGTGGGTATCATTCGTTACGATCACGCAAGCAACTTCATGCGCTTTAACGTCAATGCTTCAGAAGCCATGCGAATAGACTCATCTGGCAACGTGCTTGTTGGTAAGACTGCATTTGGGTTATCAACAGACGGGGTGCAGCTAAGTCCTCTTAACTCTAGTGCATTTACAGCATCATCCTCCGTTCCTTTGTACGTTAACCGCAAAGGGAATGATGGCGAACTAGTCAACTTCCGCAAAGACGGCCTAACTGTTGGGTCTATTGGTGTCGTGGGTGGTTCAATTATATTAGGTAGAGGAGACACCGCATTAGCTCTTAATGATGTTTTAGACGCTGTATATCCCATAGAAGCAGATGGTACTCCGAGAGACGCGGCTATTGATTTAGGACGTTCTGGAACATCTGGTCGCTTCAAAGACCTCTACCTATCAGGCGGTGTTGTCTTTGGAACAACAGGTGGGTCAGTTTCAAGTAAAACCTTGGATGACTATGAGGAGGGTACTTGGACTCCTTCTTTTGGAGGAACAGGAGTAAACCCTTCTGTAAGTTTCTCAACTACTGGCCCTGCCGAATACGTCAAAGTGGGAACAGTAGTAACGGCTTCAATGGCATTTTTTGGCGATATTACAGCGGCAGGTTCGGGAGCGGCATCTATACAGGGTCTGCCGTTTCAGGCAAAGGGTTCAAGAGGTGTGGCTTCAATTAATTATAACAGTGCAACAGCAAATCCAACTACAGGGGTTTCAGGTTATATAGAAGACAACGCAATCATCTGCTACTTGCATCAAGGTGGCTCAACTACTGGTGAATCGTGGGCGGCAGGAACAAGCCAAAGACTGTTTTTTAGTATTACATATATCGTAGATTAATAACAACCATACGCCTATCGGACGGTAGGCACAGACAGGAGAAGTACAAATGGCATTAACTAAGACAGTAGTAGAAGATAAGATAGAGGTAGTTGGAAGCTACAAGTCAGTACAAATAAGAACAGCCACAGTCATCAAAGAGGATGGCGTAGAGTTATCACGCTCATTCCACAGACACGTTGTAACAGCAGGACAGGACTACTCTGGTGAATCTACAGAAGTCCAAGCAATCTGTGCGGCTGTACATACGGCGGAAGTTGTAGCGGCTTATGAAGCCTCTCAAGTAACCCCCGAAGATGGTGCGCCCTAATGGAACTAACACTCAAGAGCCTCAAGTCTAAGACAGTACAGTTCTCCATAGCCCTAGCTGTCCTGAGCATCCTCCAAGGCTATGTAGGCTTCTTGCCTGTTAGCCCCGCAGGACAGGCTACGGTGGGATGTATAATCGCAAGCTGCGTCACGGTACTTAGATTTGTAACAACCACTGGCATAGCTGACAAGTAAAGGAGAATAACTATGGGCGAGAAAAAAACAACTCCCATTACGATCAATGACGTTGAATACACTTATGAAGATATGACCATAATCCACCTGTACCCGCTCTGCTTCGGTATCGGGCTTAAGTCCACTTAGGTGGCCTCTACACAGCCTATGTAGACATCACAGAAGCTCAGGCTATTGGATGGGTACAGGCTGATGTAGATGCTGTGTTGCGCTTTGTAACTACCACTGGTATTGCTGATAAGTAAAGGAGATAACTATGGGCGAGAAAAAAACAACTCCCATATCGATAAACGATAAAGAATACACTTATGAAGATATGACCGAGCAACAGCAGGCAATGGTTAATCACTGTAATGACTTAGACAGAAAAATTAAGTCCACCCAGTTTAACCTTGACCAATTGTCAGTAGGTAAGGATGCATTTATCAGCATGCTAGTTTCCGACATTGAGAAAGAAGAAGCTGAAGAGTAACTATGTTACTAGCCTTTGCGTTGATCGTTACAGTAAACGGTGAGGTTGACGCAAAGGCAACAAGTTACTGGCGCAGTTTAGAAAGATGTAGGTGGTTCGCAGAAGAGCTTACCGCACAAGGCATAAGAAGACGTTACCACACGCCAGTAATGGCTTATTGCATCCCAAAATATGTAAACCCTAATAAGGTTCCAGTACACGATTAAAGGCTCCATAATGGCAACTGTAAAAGAAGCGTTACTTAAACTTGAAGCCCACGAAAGAGAATGTACTGTGCGCTATACCAACATAGAAAGACGCTTAGATTCAGGTAGCGAAAGGTTTAAAAGGTCTGAACTTATGCTATGGGGTATGTACCCACTAATAATTGGGTTGTTTATTGTAGAGAGGTTATAGATGGCGATTTTATCAAGTCTTATCGGCCCAGTTACAGGTCTTCTTGACAAATTCATAGAAGATAAAGATCAGCGCAATGCTTTGGCGCATGAAATTGCAACAATGTCACAGAAATACGCGCAAGAAAGTGTCATGGGGCAGTTAGGTGTCAACAAGGTTGAAGCGGCTCACAAGTCCTTATTCGTAGCCGGATGGCGTCCATTCGTGGGGTGGGTAGCTGGAGTTGGCCTAGCCTATAACGTAATTATTGCTCAAATACTTGGTATCTGGTTTACCGTGCCAGAAGTTGACCCTTCATTATTAACCCCCGTGCTTATGGGCATGTTGGGTATGGGCGCAATGAGGTCTTACGAGAAGGCCAAAGGCGTGCAAAGAGAGAAATAATGCTAGCCGAAATAGCGGCAGCTAATGCTGCATTTCAAGTCATTAAAGGAGCCTTGTCCAACGGCAAAGAGCTTTATGATGTTTCGGCTAAAGCCACGGAATATTTTGACAATAAGTCAGCCATTGTTAAGAAAGCTCAGAAGGGTGGAGGCAAAGAAGAACTCCAGTGCTTTATGGAGCTTGAAAAGATCAAAGAGCAGGAGGAATGGCTCAAAGAGTACATGATCTACGCAGGAAGAGCAGATATGTACAAAGACTGGCTACAATTTCAGTCTAAGTGCAAAAGAAATAGAGAAAGAGCAGAGCGTATACGCAAAAATAAAATAGCAAGTAACATAGCACTTTTTTGGGCTGTATTGCTTTGGGGTACAGGAGGATTAGTTATACTGCCTTTGAGCTTATACATAGCGTTTAAAATATTTGGAGTCATATAGAAATGAAGTACTTTAAAATAGGAGAGTTTGATTGCCAAGAAACTGGCGAAAACGCTATGGACACTGGGTTCCTTAAAGTACTAGAGCATTTGCGTGAGGTCTGTGACTTCCCGTTTATAATTAATAGCGGGTACAGGTCACCTAACCATAGTATAGAAGCTGCAAAGGTTGCGACAGGTAAAAAATTAGGAACTCATGCACAAGGCATAGCCGCTGATATTAAAGTATCTGGAGGCGCACAACGCCTAGCTATAGTAAAACATGCGTCAGCTATGGGAATGTCCGTGGGGGTTGCAAAAACCTTCGTACACGTTGACACTCGTAAGACTGAGCCAATGTGTTGGTGCTACTAGGAAATAATCATGCCACTTAAAAAACTAATACTAAAGCCCGGAATTAACCGCGAGAACACTCGATACACTAGTGAAGGTGGTTGGTACGACTGCGATAAGATACGATTTCGCCAAGGTACGCCGGAAAAGATTGGTGGGTGGCAGCGTATATCAGCTACTACATTCCTAGGTGTATGCCGCTCTTTATGGAACTGGGTTACCCTAGGTAGTCAGAACCTGATCGGCGTAGGCACTAATCTGAAGTTCTATATCGAGAACGGTGGTGCTTACAACGACATCACACCCTTACGTGCTACTGTAACCCTGACTAGCCCGTTTGAGACTACTAGTGGTTCGCCTATAGTAGAGGTTACTGACGCTAGCGGCGGGTACTCTGACGGTGATTTTGTTACCTTTAGTGGTGCAAGTGCTGTAGGTGGCCTCACTCTAAACGCCGAGTATCAGCTAACTGAAACTACTACTGCTAACGTGTATACGGTTGATGCGGGCACTAACGCAAGTTCAAGTGCTACAGGGGGTGGTACGGTAACGGCTGCATATCAGATAAATGTTGGCCCCGCGTTTGTTGTTCCCCTAGTAGGTTGGGGCGCAAGTAGCTGGGGTTCTGGTACGTGGGGCATTGGTACTACCTCTACCGACTCTATACGCCTGTGGAGCCAAGCTAACTTCGGTGAAGACCTTGTCTTCGGGCCGCGTGATGGCTCTATATACCTCTGGGATGCCACAAACGGGCTAACCACTAGGGCAGTAGCTCTTACAGGCACGGAAGTACCAACGTCACAGAAACTCATTCTAGTGTCTGACATTAACAGGTTTGTGTTTTGTTTCGGTGCAAATGAGATTTTCTCCTCCACTGTTAATCCCATGCTAGTCCGTTGGTCAGACCAAGAAGATGCTACTAACTGGTCACCTGCGGCAACTAACCAAGCGGGCGACCTTATACTATCTAACGGCACACAGATCGTTGCTGCTAAACAAGCACGTCAAGAAGTACTAGTGTGGACTGACTCTGCCCTATACGCGTTACAGTACGTTGGTGCCCCCGCTGTGTGGACTGCACAGTTAGTCGGTGAGAACATCTCTATCGCTGCACAAAACGCTGTGGCCTACGCTAACGGCGTGGCTTACTGGATGGGTAAGGACAAGTTCTACATGTACGATGGCCGTACTCAACCCCTACAGTGCGACTTACGCAAGTTTATATTCAACGATTTTAATACAGAGCAGTACGAGCAGGTGTTCGCAGGGACTAACGAGTCGTACCACGAGATTTGGTGGTGGTATTGTTCTACAGACTCTAACGTGTCAGACCGTTACGTAGTTTATAACTACCTAGAGCAAGTATGGTACTACGGTACTATGAGTCGTACGGCATGGCTTGATTCGGGGTTAAGAAACTACCCACTAGCTGCTACGTACAGTAACAACTTGGTTAACCACGAGCAGGGTGTTGACGACAACGAAACAGCAGTCACTGCGGCTATACCTGCGTACGTATCCTCTGCACAATTTGATCTGGAAGACGGGCATCAGTTTGCCTTTATCTGGCGCATACTACCGGACATTACGTTTGATGGCTCTGAAGTAGGCTCTCCTATGGCTACCATGACGTTGTTGCCCTTGCAGAACTCCGGTTCGGGGTATAATGACCCAGCCTCTGTAGGAGGCTCTAATAGTGGAGGGATTACGCGTACTGCTACGTTACCCGTAGAGCAGTTTACAGGGCAGATATTCACACGCGTACGTGGACGGCAGCTTGCTATAAAGGTAGAATCTAGCGAGATTGGAGTTACTTGGCAGTTGGGTAGCCCGCGTATAGATATGCGAGCAGACGGGAGACGGTAATGGCTGTAGACAATACTAGGTACAATGTACCTTTTCGTGCGCCAGCTCTGCCTTACCCCCCGCAGGTATACGACCAACAGTCGTTTGAAGAGTTTAACAAAGTACTACGTATCTACTTTAACCAGTTAGATAACGCACTGAGAAACGCTATGGCAGTTCAAGAACCCTACGAGTTGCAAGTATCTAAAGGCCAGATTGCAGGTGCTACTTCGTTCTATAAGTTCGGATTTAACCCTGACATAGATGGCACTGAAGAGACTATATGGGGTACGGGAGGTAATTACCCTTACCTTACATCCGCCTCCACGGTGTATATAAGTAGTTCTAGCACTGCCGATTCTAACGGGGGTACGGGCGCTAATACGGTAACTGTAGAAGGTGTAGATGGTAGTTACAACGCTAAGAGCGTAACTGTGAACATGAACGGCCAGACTCAGGTGCAGGTAGGCGATGCTAGCTCGTGGTTACGTGTTAACAGGATATTCGTAGTTACCTCTGGTAGTGGGGGCACTGCTGCGGGAGACATATACGTAGCTAACAGTGGAGTAAGTTCTGGAGTACCCACAGGCGTTACGTATGCGAGCGTTACACAGGGAGACAACCAGTCGCAGATGGCGGTATATACTGTCCCTGCTGGACACACTTTGTACCTAGATGACGTTAGCTTTACCGCTGCATTGGGCATAGCGTCTAAGAATGTTACAGTTAAATTTGTACTACGTAACTTTGGCACTGACACGTTTAGGACTGGAATTATAGAGACTGTGCAGAGTAACAGCCTGTTAGTCCCTTTTAACTACCCGTTTGCTATACTAGAAAAAACAGATGTTGAGTGCCGTGCATTTTCGGACACTACCAACGTAGAAGTCAGCGCATCCTTCCAAGGCGTGTTAATAGCTAATTAAAGGGCATCTATGAAGACTTACGACAGCAAGAAGAAAAAACTTCCTAGGTACGAAGTACTCATGCGTTTCGCTGAAAACGTAGGTACGGGAGACATCCCTATAAAAGCCGCTATGGTATCCGTAGCGCAAGAATTAGCCATGCCTAACGCTAGTGTTGTGCAATTTGGTAACACAGTATTCGGTGGGCACAGCCGTAAGGGTGGCACTAAGATGATGGGCAGAGTGTTTAACGTGGACACCGCTGAAAACTTTGTCGCTAACATGTTGCAATATGTAGAGTACCTACAAGAAAAAGGTATAACGCATTATGTCGTGCAATTTGATAAATCTTATGGTGAGAAGTTAATGCCCGTACTAAAAGAGCTAAAAGATTTAATTACTCCTGCTGGCGGCAATATCCATGTAGGTATTACCGAAGACGATAAGTACGCGGTGTTCGTGCTAATACCTGAGATGGAGTCTTAGTATGAGTTTTGTAGTAGATGCCATTAAAGACATAGGAAGTTGGATCGACGATGAAATTTGGGAACCCATAAAAGACGTAGGTTCTTGGTTAGACGACGAAATATTTCAGCCTGTTATTAAGACGGTAGAAGATCAGATACAGGCGATCATTGACGACCCTGTAAAAGCCGTACTTAAAGCTGTAGCCGTAGCTACAGGGCAAGCTGCGTGGGCTTTACCTTTAATTGAGGGCGCAGATGCTATAGATGAAGGCGGTAATATTGGCGATGCTTTGAAGGCTGCTGCTGTATCGTATGTGTCTATGCAAGCTGGCGACGTAGCAGGAGAATTTGCAGCGGGAGTTGGGGAGTCAGTAGGTAGCGTAATATCCAATGAAGCTGTAAGTGCGTTTGTAACCGAAGCAGTTACCGCAGGTACTAGAGAAGCTATCGGAGCAGTTATAACGGGACAAGACCCTTTGGACGCATTTTTGTCGGGGGGTGTGAGTGTCGGAGTTGGTAGAGTCCTTGGAGAGATTAATGACCGTACAGGCGGGGCACTAGACAAACTAGAAGAGTTAGGTGAGTTTAGAGAAGACGATCCTAACACTCCTATAGTCTATGACGACGACGGCAAAGTAATATCTGGAGACGAATCCCAGTCCGTAGGTAGTATAGTTAGAGATTTAGTGCAGCAGGGTGTTACTGATCAGCTAGCTACTGGAGAGATTAACGAAAGACGTATGGCGGGCATAATCTCGTCTGCGGTTGTTACCACGAAAGTAGTGTCAGACCTCGTAGGGGACTATGTAGGCGACGATAACGCTCTGTTTAATACCAAGATGCTGACTGTATCCGTACAAAATGCCCTGAATGTCGCTATGACTGAAGGAGACGTGTCAGAAGCATTTATGGTTAGTCTGGCCAGACAGATTGGTTATGCGAGCGTAAAGGCTTTAAACGAGGGTACATTCCAACAAGAGTTTGGAGACGCGTGGGACAGAGTAACGGGTAAGTTTGCAACCTTAAACGATCAAGGGCTATTGGTAGAAGGAGCCGTAGATGCGCATACTGCCGTTGTAGATGAGATAAACGACATTGCCCAACAGATTAAAGAAGGGTCTGAAGAACTGCTTCGCTTAAAAGGTATACCGCAAAAAATCCTACAAGGTTCTGATGGCCCTATGCGTATGTCTAGGATAGAAAGAACTAGGTTAGAACTCGCACAGGATAATGTACTTATCTACGAAGCGAAGTTTCAGGAATTAGTGACTAACGAGCTTGCCCCTAGATTAGAGGTGTTAAACCCTTTATATGACAGCACTGCTGCGGATTACCAAACAGCCGTAGATAATTACACTGAGACTTATGCTACGTTAGAGGAGTCTACTCAAGAACTTAACGGGGCTTTAGCGCCTGCGTTTGCCGGTATTAATCAAGCCACAGTTGAAAACATAAGCCCTGATTTTGACGCTGAGTTCTACGCCGAGCAGAACGGTATAACTAAAGAAGAGGCGTACGACCACTATTTAACCGAAGGATTGTTTAGCAACCTACCTTCTAACCAGACTACTCTTACGGCACAGAACTCTGCGGCGGTAAATGGCGTAATAAATGCTGCCGCAAAAACAATAGGGTTAGATGCCTCTCAGTTAACTGATGCCCAAAGAAAAACTATAAGCGAAAAACTTACTACTATGGCTGGGTCGGGAAGCATATCAGACATACCCGAACAGAACGCTGTACAAGGCTTACTAAGCTCTATTAACAACCCCGATGGTACGGGCGAAGAGTTCTTTAAAGCTACACAAAATAATGACGGTAGCTGGGACTACGAGTATTCTTCTACTTCTAGTACGTTTGGTAAAGCTGAAGGAGTAACCAACGCAGATATACGCGACGGTAAGGCAGAACTAGTAATAGACCCTGACACAGGACAACGCGTTTGGACGAATGTACCTACGGAATCTCACTGGAATGAACATTTAGGAGACATAGTTCAGACAGACTCAGAGACAGGCGAGCAGTTCTATATGGATGCTGATGGCAACCGTATGAACGTAATGGACGTACCTGATGTAGACATAGATGCAGTAAACGCAGCTAACCCTAACGCGGGGATTGGGTCTGGAAACGACACCCTGCAAGATTTAGCAGAAAACGACCCTCAAGCCTTTACTGACGTAGTAAACGATAACAACCTTTCAAACCCAGACACAGGGGCTACCCCCGCACCTGACTGGTTATTACAGGCACTGGCAGACGGAGCTACCTACCTACAAGGTGATGAAGACACCGCGCCTGCTAGCGAAGCTGTTCAGAATGCGTACGCTAACGGTATACGAGCAACCGCAGGGATAATCGAATCGTTTAATGGCTTTGCTACCGCGTTTGGTTCTGACCCTGCGGGTACCGCAGCGGGTAAGTTTGCTGCTGATATGGCTAAGATTGGAGAAGGCGCTAACACCGCAGGATACAAAGAAGCCGTTGGCGGTATGCGGGAGTTCCAAGCGGGGCTAGAGCGTAAAGACGACCCTAATACTCCTATAGTCTACGACGAAAACGGTGAGTATGTATCTGGAGACGAGAGTAAGAAGAGTCTTTGGGAAGGTGCGCAGGGTATATTTAAAACCGCAGCTAACCACCCCGCAGCATTCTTTGGAGAATACGTATCCGTAGAGTTCATGCAGGAAGCAGCGCCGTTATTAGTGGGCGGTCTAGCTACTCTAGCAGGCCGAGCTACGGCAAAAGTCTTAGGTGCTGGACTTACAAAGGAACTATCGCAAGAAGCCGCACAAGCAATAGGTAGAAAAGCAGGTCTTACCGCTGCCGCAGCCACTGATGTAGCAGAAGCATGGGGAGGCACCGCAGGTGGTGCGTACGAGCAAGGCCACGCTACCTTTATGAAGATGGCGGGTAAAGAAGCAGACATATTAGAATTATCTGGCCCTGCTAGAGATGCTTTCTTAGCTGCGCAAGATATAAAAGCACGGGAGTATGCCCTAAATTTAGCTATTAATTCCGGTAACGTAGCAGGAGTCATGGCTATAGGTTCTCTTGCCGTAGGTGGCATGGCACTTGAGAAGTTGTTTATAAACGGAAAGCCTCCTGTAGAGTTTAAAGGGCTGTACAACGAAATATCAAGGCGGTTGTCAGAAGGCGCTACAATAACTGTTAAAGAAGGCGTAACAGAAGCCTTTGAAGAAGGCGCGGCTACCGGATACACGTCAGGAAGGCTATCGCTAATAGACCCTGATATTGATGTAATGGGGGATGTTGGAGCCGCCGCTGCGTTAGGAGGGATAGTAGGAGGTACTATATCTGGAGGCATATACAGCATAGCGTCTACAGGTGACTTTGTATCCGACCTAGTAATAAGTAATAACCCTGATGCGTTAGAGCTTCTAAACAACTCCGAAAACTACAGCCAAGAAGAATTACAGACCAAGCTAAACAATTTCTTGGGCGACCCACAAGTTGCCACCGATGCAATGAACTTCTTGTACGACGAAGTTTACACAAGCACTGCCGAAGCTGTTGATGCACTAGAATCGCTAGGGCTACCTTACACACCTGAAGACGTTACCAATACCACAGGATCAACCCCCGATGCCGACTTAGATGATGAGTTAGCTTCGTACTGGGCAATGGCCTATGGCAATGATAACGACAGTGACGGGGATGGCATACCTAACAACCAAGACCCTAACCCTAGCAGCCCGTATACCGATGCTGAAACGCCCCCCTCTGCTGACCCTGTTGATCCTCAAATAGAAGCAGATAGATTAGCCGCTGAAGCCGAAGCAGATAGGTTAGCCGCTGAAGCACAAGCAGAAGCAGATAGGTTAGCCGCTTTAGCCGCTGAAGCCGCCACACAAGCAGAAGCAGATAGATTAGCCGCTGAAGCAGCCGCAGCCCAAGCCGAAGCAGATAGGTTAGCCGCCGAAGCTGAAGCCGCAGCTCAAGCCGAAGCAGAAAGACTCGCTAAAATAGAAGCAGATAGATTAGCCGCTGAAGAAGAAGCAGATAGATTGGCCGCTGAAGAAGAAGCAGCTCAAATAGAAGCAGATAGGTTAGCTGCGGAGG